GGAACTATCATTGCCTTCCTGGATCCATTCCCCTATGGAATCAACAATCTTTTGGAAGATAATGGTGTCAATGCATCATCAACTGGATTCATTCAACTGGATGCAGTCCAGATCTATGATGTGGATCCTAACTTCTCCAATGGACCAACAACATTCAAAGTGGATGTCACATCTTTGCCAGTGGGCAAATATCAAATCTGTGGTCTATTCATGAAAAAACCTTAAACTGATGGCCTACTTCTCATCATACCAAGATGGAGCAAACATCTTCTGTGACAACACACCAACCTGTGAGGTCTCATCCTGCCTGGACAGAATAGTCTGCAGTGAATTTGAGATCATTCAATGTGGGGTCCCAGGTGACCCAAACAATCCATGTGGACTGGCAGTGGTCAACAATGGACTACTTCTTTGTGATTGTGATCAGACATGGAATTGTGGATCATGTGGCAATGATCTTTTATTTTATAACATCATTAATCTCTCTGATGATCTAATATTCCAATTCCAACAAATTGATAGTTTGAATGGTCAGGATCCCAATGTCCCACCAGTATTTGGGTGGGACCCATTTGGTTTGGTGGATGCCTACATCCATGATTGTTGTAGTGGAGATTTCCTATTGGATGGACTTGGGAATCCGATCTCATTGACAATGTATTCCACAGAGTATTTTGTTGGAATGTTTCCTGTCTATGACTACAAAGGTGATGTCACCTGGAGAAATATTCAACAGATTAGAGTCGATGATCTATTGAATCTCCAGTCAGATCTATTGACTCAATTCCCAAATAGTGGTGGATGCTTTTATTTGTCATTTAGTTTCTATCCAAGTGATATTGATCAAACTTATTCCCTTTGTACGGAGCCATACAAGTTTGAGCAATGCACAGAAAAAAATGACACCATTCTCCTGGAAGGAAATTTTGGTGAATTTGATTGTTTTGGATATTACTATGGATCAAATCCAGATGACGTGGTGGTCCTGGGGAAATTTTTCCCATTTGTCAATCAATATAGGGTCAAAGGATCTTTTGAGATGCAGTCATTTGAGATCATCAAAGATTTTGTGGGGACCACATTGAAGACAACATCCTCCACCATGACAGAGAAATGGTTGATGAGAACATATCATGTCCCACAAAGGGTGGCCAAAATAATTGCAAACATCTGCAATGGATCCAGAGTCTATGTCAACTCCTATGAAATTGTGGTGGATGGAGATATTGCAAAAAACAATGAGGTGGGTGATCAATGGTGGATTGATGTTGCCATGAGAAGAGTGGATTGTTCAAAAACATATTCCTGTAACTATTAAAAATCAAAAAGATGTTTGAAATTGAAATTCTCAACCAGAATTTAGGTAAAATAAAAAGACCAAAACACTTTGACCAATGGGTGAGAGTGAGAGACACCATGTTTGTCCATACCAGAGGCAAAAGTCCTGGATTGATCCTCACATCCAGAAGACCAAATGAGGATCCAGAAATTCAAAAATACAGACTATCCATCTATGAACCCATCACCAAAGGGTCCATGAACAGGGCCATTGATAAACTATATAGAATCTTTGGATCTGCCAACTTCTCAATTCAGGTAAGTGAGGAACTCTCATCCTATTTGGATCAAAAAAAATTCAGTGGTCAATTTTTTTATTCATATATTCAAAAATATGTAGTCAGGAGAATGATTGAGGATCCCAATGGATTTTTGGTCTGGATCCCAGAAGGTGAAGGAATGGTGGATTCATCTCAAAAAGTGGAGGTCAAACCTATCATTGTGAACTCTGATGAGATCTACTATTTGTCTGATGATGCCATCACCTGGGAGGCAGAGGATGAACATTCAATGATCAGAGAATATGGAAGACTGGTGGAGAAGGGTGAGGTCTACTACACCCTGACAAAAACAGAATTTTGGAGACATGAACAGATTGGAACAAAATCTGATAAAAGTTTTAAACTCACCCTGGTCTACACTCATAACATAGGTTCTCTCCCTGCAATAGTGATGGGTGGTGACTACACTGATGATGGATATTTTGACTCATATTTTTCTGCCTTTGTCCCTTTTGGCAATGAGGCCATCAGACAATATAGTGATTGGCAGGGAGTGATGACCACATCATGTTTCCCCTACAGGGAGGAACAGGCAGAGTCATGCTCTGCACCTGGATGCAGGGATGGTTTTTGTTGGAATTCAGATAGTGAGGAGAATGTGGCCTGTAGAATATGCAAAGGAACAGGAAGAGTGATCACCAGATCACCCTTTGGAGTATTTTTGAGGGAGAAGGGGAACTCCATTTTGGATGGTGGGCAGTCTGGACCATCAGATCCCATGATCAGATTCATTGGACCACCAGTGGATGTGATTCAATATTCTGGCAATGCCTGGGAGACTCTTCTCAAAAAGGCAGAGGAGGCACTCCATCTCAACACCATTGATGAGTCACAGAGTGGAACTGCAAAGATGATTGACAGAGAGGACTCATTCATGGTCCTAACAAAGATCTCCAACAACATCTTTGATGAGATCATTTACAAATCACTGCAATTCATTGAAAAATATAGGAATGTGAGTGATCCAATGGATCCATTGATCATCAAACCTATCTCATTTTCCATGAAGACAGAAGAGGATTTGATTAATGAGATCAACCAACTGACTGACAAAAATGCCCCAGTGGCCTTTTTGGTAGAGACAACTAAGGATTTGGCAAAAAAGAGATTTAGTGGCAATAAGTCCATCTCCAGGATGGTGGAGATACTGGTGTCATACGATCCCATTTATCACATCAACTCAAAAGATAAGCAGGTACTTTTGGCCTCTGGCATTATCAAAAAAGATGATATTATAAAATCCCTTTTTGCCTACAAAATACTCATGAAATTGGTCACTGACAAAGGGAACACCTATTTGGAGAATCAACTTTCCACCATCTTTGCAGATCTGGACAGAGAACTTCAACCCATCGTCAACTCCTATGTTGGTGGTAATGTGATAGAACTGGCCCCTATAATCTAAAAAATTGGAGACATTCTCAACAGACATCCAGAGTCTGATCAATAAAAAGATCAAACTTATAAGTGGAGCAGACAAATCACTCTTCCAGAATTTCTCACAAATTGAAAAAAACATTGTGGATGGGGTGATGAAGCAGGTCAAAAAGATGAACATCAAAGATGGAGTGATCCTTTTTGATGATAAAAACATCTCAATGGTCAATGCCATCAACAAAGTCATTGCAGATGCCATCCAGGATTCATCCTATCCAAAAAATGTAAAGAACTACATCTCATCCTTTGACACCATCAAAGAGATGAATGTGGACATCCACAAAGATGTCAATGATCTGGATCCTGCAGAGATTGCAGAAAAACTCAACAACGTGCAGAAGACCAATGTGAACAATGTTTTGGACAACCTGGTCAGAAATGGGATGGAACAGGGATTTGTGGAACCAGTCAAACAGGGTATATTCAAAAATATTGTTGGAGGAATGAACCTGGAGGAATTTCAAAACTACCTGGAGACAACCATCCTATCTGATCCACTCAAACAGGGTCAATTCAAAAGATATGTGACTCAAATCTCCAGGGATGCCCTCAACCAATATGATGGGCAGATCAACCAACTAATTGCCCAGGATCTGGGACTTGATGCCTACAGATATGTTGGAAGTCTGATTGATGATTCCAGACCCCAATGCAGAAGATGGGTGGGCAAAGAGATCCTCCTAAAAGATGAACTCTCTAATGAGATCACCTGGGCCTTCAACAATGGATCTGGTATGATTCCAGGAACCAACACAGACAACTTTGCAACCTATAGGGGTGGATATTCCTGCAGACATTCAGCCATCCCATTCAAAATGACCAAGAGAGAGAGGGAGGAATATGATAAACTGGTGGCAGGTCAAATCATAGAGGAGGAGACTGCAGTGGATCAACAGATCAAAGAGATCAAAAATGATGTCCAGATCACTGCAAAAGAGAGGGCAAAGGCATTGGGGAACCAGGAACTGGATCAGTCTCTGTTCATCTCATCTCAATCCAAACAGGTCAATGATTCCTATAATTTAGTCATGGAAGGATCTGATGGGGCCAATGAAGTGGCCAACAAAAAAAACACCTTGGTGACTTTAAAAAATGATGCGGAGAATAGATCTGAATTGGCATCTCAAAAAACACTCAATGGAACAAAAAATCAGGGAAGATATTTGCCAAAAATTGACAAAAACACAAATGGTCATTGTGCAGTCAATGGAAGATATATGCAAATAATGTGGAAAGAGGGTTATGTTTGCGAATTCAAACCCATTCAAATGGACACTGAATTTGACAGACTGATTCAAATGGAGAAGGATGGCAAAGTCAGAATCATGAGTGACATGAAAGGAGA